GCGCGCGGCGTATGACGCGGTTCGGCATGCTGGGGCGCAGCGTCAGCGTCCCGCTTGCCGCCGAGCATCGTTAGCTCCCGCACGTTACAGGTCAGCGCGGCCTTCGTGCCGCCGTCCCTGGCATCGAAGGTGCGAATGCCGACCTCACCCGTCACGGCGACGCATGTGCCTTTTGTCATGTACTGCGCCAGCTTCTCCGCGCGATCACCCCATATGGATGCGTCAACCCACAGTGTGGATTTCTCCCCTTTGCGCACCATGTCGACGGCGATGGAAAAACCGAGCACGGCAGTACCGGCCCCGGTGTGTCGCAGCTCCGAGTCCCGGCCAAGCCGGCCGGCAAAAAATGCTTGGTTCATTTCTGTACCTCCATCAAGTCCGCCACGATGGCGGCGAGTTCCTGTTCTGCCTGTTCTACGGCGGCGAGCATTTCCGCAATCGCCGCGTCATCGCGTGCAACCCGCGTAATGGCCAGTTGCAACCCTTCGGGCCAGCGCGGATCGTAGCTCGCTACATCGCACCACTGCCGGCCCGTTACGGCCATCTGGCATTGCGCCTGCCATCGGTACTCGGTGGCGTGCGCTCCGCTCCGCAGCGCATCAAGGTGCTTGCCCATCGCGGATGGGCATTTCAGCTCGACCAGCCCGTCATCGCCGACAAGGCCGTCTGGGCTTGCGCCAAGCGCCGAAATGGTCGGGTGCGCCACGAATCCGACCTCCTCGACAAGCAGCCCGTGGCGGGCTTCGTAGGCGGCCCTAGCGAACGGTTCGAGGTCTGTGCCCCGCTGCATTGCCGGGTTCGTGTACCCGGCCACCGGCTGACCGGTGATTCGTTCTACCGCTAGCTGCGCGAGCAGGTTCGCCCGCGAGGCAGCCGGCCCGGATTTCGTCCGCGCCATTAGGTCCGCGATCCGGCTGGCCGTGAACTTGCCGACGCGGGCGGCGAACCATTCTGGTGAGCCTTGGTTCATGCGGACACCCGCACAGCCTTCTTGCGGGCGCTGAATGCGTCACGCAAGGTTTTTTTTCCGGCTGGCGATATGGATGCCCCTGCGATATCGGCGGCGATCTGCGCCAGATCATCATCTGTGGTGGCGGCGTCGATAGCCGCGCGGAAGTCCGCCAGCGCAGCAACCTCAGCAGGATTCGGCGCAACGGCCGGTGCCCCGTTGTGCGCGGCAGCGTTACCGTCGTCATCCTCTTGAGCGATCCCTGCCATAGCCGCCGCAGAGTACCGGCGCAGGTAGGTGGTGGCCGCGCCAATGCCCTGCGCGTCGGTCTTGGCGGGCACGCAGGATGCGCGAGACGTGATCACCCCGCCCGAGCAATGGGCGATCACCGTATCTACGGTGACCATCAAACCATCAAACCCGGTGGACTGAATCAGTGACAGCCCGTGTTTACTGAACACCGGGCGCACCGTGTTTAAAATTTCGGCCAGGTCCGCGTACTTCGAGCGGAAGTGGGGGTTTGCGCTGGCTTTTGTCGCGTTGCCAATCTCGCCCTGCGCTACAGCTAGCGCAGCGAACATTTCCTTCGTGGCTTTGTCCGTGTTCATGCGGCATCCCCCCGGTTGTGCAGCCGGTCCCAGGTCAGGATGTGCAGCCCTACAACCCGGCTCAGTTCGCAGCCGGCGTTGTGCACGCGGCTTGCGGCCAGTTGTATCGCCGTGCGATCCGCGTCGCGCGAGCAGATTGCCTGATGGTGTGCCAAGTCCGCCGCGTCGAATGCGCGCTTCGCCTCAGCAAGGCGTATCTCGCTTTCGGCCATTCGTCTTTGTGCGTTGTCCATGTTCACGCTCCCGTGATGATCCCTGCCAGCACCATCCCGATGCCGACACCCGCGATGAGCAGGTGCCAGCGCAGCGGGTGCGGCGCGGTTTCGTGGTGGATCGGCCCGGCGGGCAGGCCGGCGTCGGATTGGCAGCGGAATACAGGCCAGCAGTCCGCGTAGTGCGTGATCATCCGAAGTCCCTCCCGCTGAACCGCTCCGCCTGCATCAGCACGCGGTACTCCCGGGCGCACAGCACCTCTTCGACGTGGCGCAGGAACGCCTCGCCGATCGCCTCCAGCAGCTTCGGGCGTACGGTCAGGTTCGCCGCGGGGATCGCGTTGGCGAGGCGCAATAGGTCGGCCAGGTTGGCGGGTAGGTGGACCGCAGAACCGCCGTCGTCGGCGTACTCGGCAATGGCTTCCGCGCTTTCCATCAGCTCGGCTGCTCTCTCTGCTGCTTCGTCCCAGCAGGATTCCTCCTGCTCCCATCGGGGGTCATACTGCTCGCAGGGGTTGTTGGCGAGGCCGATGCGGTAGTCGTTGGTGGCGAACAGGCTGGTCATGCTGGCTCTCCCGTGAATCGCCGTGTGGCGACGTTGGGGAGGATATTACGCCAAGTTATGCCGCACGTCAACACGGCCCGTAATATTTTTTATTCGTGCGTCATCTCCCAGGTCTGCCTGTCGTGACAGTCAATCACGAAGCAGGCTCTACAGTCGCGGCAGGAGCAGAGGTTGGCGCCGCGACATAAGGGGCTTGACAAAAGCATTACGCTGCGTAATGCTTGGTGTTATGGATATCATAGCTCAATACCGGATCGCTCAGGGACTTACCCAGCAACAACTCGCTGACCGGCTGGGGGTGTCACAACCGCTCATTTGCCTGCTCGAGAGCGGGATGCGCAGGCCCAGCCCGCTACTCGCCATCCAGATCGAGCGCAAGACGGGCGGCGTGATCAATCGCCAGATTCTGCGCCCTGACCTGTTCGGGGTCGCCGAAATCGTGGCCGCATAAAAGCGGAACAGGGGCGGAAACAAGGGGGAAGAATGCAACTGACGTTCCTCGATCCTCCGAGGGCGCGCCTACGCGACCCGGACACCAGCAAGGAGGCTGCCGCGGCCATCAAGGCCAAAGCCGGAACCCATGTGTTTGCCATTGTCAGTTCGCTGCGCCATGCCGGCCCGGCGACGATTGACGAACTTGCAAAGCGCCTCCCGCTCGATTCCGACGAGTGCGCACGGCGGCTGTCCGATGCCGAGCAAATGGGCATCGCGCAGCCGACGGGGCTGTCGCGGCGCGGGTTGTCTGGCAGGCGGCAGCGGGTGTGGAGGGCCAGCCGGTGAGCTTGGACGCCACACGCTGGGCATGGTTGCAGCAGATCGCAGGACCGCCCGGGGTGAAGCTGGTGCTGCTCTCGCTGGCGGATCGCGCCGACGAATATCACCGCTGCTACCCGTCGATTGCCCGGCTGGTGAAGGACACCGGCATGCATCGTGACACCGTTTTCGCATCCATCGAGAGGCTGGAAAAGGCGGGGTTGTTGACCGTTGATCGGCGCAACGGAGCCGGCAACGTGTACACGCTCGTCGGTGTCGATTCGCGCGAAAACCAGTCGGAAAAATCCTACCGGTCAAGCACGCGAAAACCAGTCGGAAAAATCCGACCCGTAGGAAAATCCGACCCGTCGGAAATTTCGGCAAACCAGTCGGAAAAATCCGACCTGAACCAGTCGGAAAAATCCGACCCAGAACCTACCAATGAACCTATCAAGAACCTAAAGACCCCCCATACCCCCCATCCGGGGTTCGACGACTTCTGGGCGGTCTACCCCCACAAGGTCCGCAAACAGGACGCCGCGAAAGCCTGGCAGCGACACCGGCCTGACGCCGACACACTGATCGCCGACATCGCCGCACGACTTCGTGCCGGCGCGTGGTTGGCCGACGAAGTCCAGTTCATCCCCCACCCGGCGACCTACCTGAACGGCCACCGGTGGACCGACGCAATCATCCCGAGGAGAACAAGCCATGCAACCGATCGATCTGACCGAAATCCAAGCGAGGATCGAAGCGCGGCAGGGCGTGTCCGCGCCAACGTCGCCAGAGACCGGGCGGCACGCGCTGCCGCAGTCGCTGGTGGAAACGGTCTGGCAGCTGATGGGCTCGATGTACGGCCACCGCTGGACGTCGAGTTTCGGCGACTCGGTTGATCCCGATCGCGTATGGGCTGCGACTCTCGCGGGGCTGGACGAGGCGCAGGTTCGCTACGGCATGCGGCAGTGCGTCGCGCAAGGCCACGAATGGCCACCGTCGGCGCCTGAGTTCCGCAAGCTCTGCCTCGGGTCGAGCGACGTGAGTTGGGAGCACAAACGCGTCGAGGCCGCCGACCGGGAGCGCGCAGCGCGGACGCTGACGCACCAGGGGACCGAGGACCGGCGCCGGGAGGTTGCGAGGCTCCACCTGGCCGAGATTCGCCGCACGCTGGGAATGGGGGTTCGCACATGAACGCATGGACGCCAGAACGTCGGGCCGCGTTTTCCGCAAAGGTGCGCAACTGCGAACGAGCAGAGCCAAACCCGTTGTGCGACGACGACCGCCGGCTTATCCGCCGGCTGTGGGACGAGCGACAACGGCTTGCGACTGAAATCGACATCATCCGGCAGCACGCGGACGAGCAAATATCAGTGCTACGCCGCGAGGCGAAGCAGCTCACGATGGAATCGCTCGCGCGGAAGTTCGAGTGCTCAATCACTCAGATCCACGCCATCACGAGGCACAAATGAGCCAGGGCATTTCGACTCTGATTCGCGCCCCCGCCGAGGTTGGCGGCCGGTTGGCTGTGGTGAGCACGGACGTACTGGCGCTGATCGACCGGGGTCCGGTTTTGGTGACTGTGGCGCAGGCGCTCGGGAAGCGGAGCCTCGACCAGAACGCGATGTTCCGTGGCCTGTGCCGGGACGTTGCCGATTGGTGGAACGCGAACCGCGAGGAACCGACCACTGCCGAGGCGGTCGCGCGTGACCTCAAGGTTCAATACGGGGTGATTACGACCGAGTATTCCCCGGTCACTGGCAAGCGGTCGGCGCGGCTGAAATCGACTGCGGAGTACAGCAAGGCCGAAATGGCGTCGCTGATCACCGCCACACTGGCGTGGGCTGCAGATCAGGGAATTCCGCTGCCGGACCCGAGGGGCGAATAATGGCGATCAAAATCACCCCGGCCGATAAATGGTTTTCGATGTGCGTGCGGCTGCGTGCCGGGTGGAAATGTGAAAGGTGCGGGTCGCAGCCTGATCGTAGGGGGTTGCACTGCTCGCATTTTCACGGCCGGGGCAAATGGGCCGTCCGCTTTGATCCTGACAACGCGGAAGCGCTGTGCATGGGGTGCCACCTGTACCTCACGGCCAATCCTGCCGAGCATAGGGCAAGGATGGCCCTGAAACTTGGTCCGTGGCGCTTTGAGGCGCTTCAGGAGCGCGCTAACGACGCGGGTAGGGGTAGGGTAGCGCGCAGGGACCAAAAGGCCATTGCAGCGCATTACAGTCGGCTACACGCTGATATGGCCAAAAACGACTGCCGTGACCTGATCGGATACATCTAGGGGGCGTGATGGATGGCGCAAAAATTATTTGCCGTGACTGCGGCCGGGAAATACCTATATCGCAATTACCCATATTATCGCCATACCATAAGCCCCGCTGCCGGCCATGTGATACCGCCGCCAGGCGGAACGCGGAACGGAAGCGACGGCAATGGGAAAAATAATGCCCGTTACCGGCCAGCACTTGGCGCGGCAGGCCTACGCGATCCAAAAGGCGGAAGCCGACTATCACCGGGCGGCGGGCAATATGCCGGAGGCGGAGCGATGCGAAAACCGGGCGGCGATGATCTGGCGGCGGTTCATCGCTCCGCAGGGCCGGCCGAGGACAATCTGTCTTTCGAGGTGATAGACAGCCTCCTGCGATTGTGGGCCGGGGCGGAGTGGGCAGAGATACGGGCCGTGTGGTACTCGCCAGTATCTGCGGGCTTCGGATTGTGGGAGGCGCCGGTAGATTTGGAGGGCGAGCGGATTATGCGGGGGACGCGGGACGAAACGGTAATTGATCGGATCGGCCGCTGCATACACGCGATTGGCGAGCCGCATACAGGCGTGATCCGCAGGCTGTACGTGGGGAGAGCCGACGTAAGGCGCTGGGAGCGGGCGGCGGCGTTGCGGGCGTTTGCGGCGGCGTGGCAGGCGGAATGATCAGCCCTGTTCGCGCATACACAACTGTACTTGCATCCATCCCTAAGCGGTGGTAATATTGACCCCGGATAATTGCGTCCGCAGGAACCCGCCCCGAGCGGGTTTTTTTGTGCCCGCAGTCACCGCGCCAAAATAAGCCACGGACTACCCCATGACCGACGCCGACCACCTGCGCCGCGAGATCATCGCGCCCGCGCTGCGGCATATCGGCATGTGGTCCGGGGCGGCGGAGAACCTGCTGCTCGGCACTGCGGCCGTGGAATCGCGCATGGGCACCTACCTGCGGCAAGTGGGCGGTGGGCCGGCGCTGGGCATCTGGCAGGTCGAGCCGGCAACGCACCTGGACTGCTGGGACAACTGGCTCGACTACCGGCCGGAGATCGCGCAGCGGGTGCTCGATCTGGTCCCGCCCGTGTACCGCCTGCCGGACGACTCGCCGATGCCGGTAGACCCGCAGGCGCTCGCCTCGTGCCCGCTCTACTGCTGCGCGATCGCGCGCATCAAGTACCGGCGCGCGCCTGAGCCGCTGCCGGCGGCAGGAGACTGGGCCGGGTTACAGCTCTACCACAAGCAGAACTACAACTCGGCGCTCGGCAAGACGCGGATCGGCGACTTCCTCGCGGCGTGCCAGTCGTGCGGGGTGATGGCGTGATCCCGGTCATCCCCGCCCGCCTGGTCACGACTGGCCTGATCCTGATCGTGGCCGCCGCCGCGCTGGGCTACGCCTACGCACAGGGCCGATCGGATGGTGCTGCGCACGAGCGCGCCGAGTGCCTCGACCGCGAGGCGGAGCGCACGGCGGCTGCGGAGCGCGACCGTACCGAGTGGCGGGCGCAGATCGACGCATGGGAGGCGGAGCGCCGCCGGCTGGAACAGGAGGCCGCTGATGCCATCGCAGAGATCCGGGTCGAGTACCTGCCGGGGAAAACGGAAATCAGGCGCCAGATTGTCGAGCGCGCTGTGTATCGCGATTGCCGCATTGACGACGGCATGCGCGACATCCTCAACGCCGCCCTGCGAGGGCGCCCCATCGCTCCCGAGCCACAGCCCGTCGCCGCTGGTGGTGGCGTCATGTCCGGCAGAGCTGCCGACCATGGCTGACACGACGATGGGCAGCGCGGTGCAGGCGCTGATGGACGCGGCCGAGACTTATCACATGTGCCGCAGGGCGGCACTGGCAGGGGCGCAGTGAGTGTCGAGATCGTCGTCGCGGTACAGGTGGCTGTGATGCTCTACGCGGTGCGCTCGGTGTGTGCGCACGATCGTCGCCGGCCGTCACCGGAGCGACGCAGGGCACTGCGACATGTGATGTGGTGGGCGCTGGCCGTGCTGATCGTCGCGGCGGCGCTGCAAATCGAGAGCGGCGGGCGGCGGTACGTGCTCACGCGGGACATGTGGCACTGGGGCCTGATCGCGGCAGCCATCACAACGGCGCTCGCGGTTCGCCTGCTGGCGGGAGATCGGAGGCGATGATCGATATGGACGGACTGCGCGAGTTTGTCGCGATGGTGAAGTCCGGGGCGCTGGCAGCGTTCGGCGGAATCGTCGGCTACCTGGTCGATGTCGCAAACAAGGATAAGGCTTTTTCGTGGATCGCCTATCTGATCTTCGTGCTCACGGCTTTTTTCGTCGGGCAGGTTTTGGATAGCTGGCTGCCGGGTGATCTGCCCGGACGGGGCGGCGTGCTGATGGTTGCCGGTACTACTGCATACCCCGTGCTCCAGGCGCTGCGCACGCAGGTGATCAAGATTATCGAGAGGCTCGGCAAATGACCCGCACCTGGTCGGCGAGCGCCAGAAAGCCGGCGAATCCGAAGCGGCCGACCGTGCGCGTGCAGTAATGCCACGACGCGCCCCACAGCACCGGGCATATGTACCCGCTGCCCGCACGCATGCGCCCAAGCAGGAAAGCAGGCAAAAGCGGCGCGCGCTGCATACGGGCTCGAAGGCCTGGCGCACGTTGCGCGCTGTAGTGCTGGCCGATGAGCTGTACCTATGCCGGCAGTGCGGCCGGTACGGCGATCACGTAGATCACATCAACGGCGATCCGGCAGACAACACGCGAGCAAACCTCGCGGTGCTGTGCCGTGCATGCCACGCAACCAAGACGGCGAAGGAAGATGGCGGGTTCGGAAATCGTAAGCGAGCTGCGGCAGATCCGGCGCGCAATGGGTGAGCTAGTCGAGCTGCAGCGTGCCATGATCGCGGTACTGGCAGCAGACGATGAGCAGCCCGATGGGCCGCTGTATGACCTAGACGGCGCAGCCTGTGGCCGTGAGCGGGATCAGACGCAGCCGCTGTGACCCTGGGGGGGTGGGCGAAAGTCTGGGGCGGTCGCGCCACGGTA